CAGAAACTGTGTAAGCAGTTGTTGGTTGCTGACGAACATTGTTGATAAAAACCTCAAGGTCTTCTGGTGTGGTAACAGCTGTGTTTAAACTGTAAGCCGTAGCACCAGTGCCTGTAATTGTCTGGGACTGTCCAGCAGTAAATGTTTCTTTTGGGGATGCTCCTAAATATGGCATTAGCTAGTAATCTCCATTACGCCCATGACAACATCGAGGCTGTCGGCAGTGTCTGACTTAAACTGTAAATCGTCATTTGTTTGCAGTATGTATTTTTGCCCACCCATGACTTCTAGTGTGGCTCCTGATAAAATTTGTACATCGTTTAGTATTAGTCGGTGATTTGCGTTTGTGGTTCCGTCTGTACCACCAACTCGGAGTACACAGCTTACTTTGATTGTTCCCGTTGTTCTGTTGCAAAGAGCTACACCTAAAACAACTGTTGCTGTTAGGTTTGCTGCGTTGGCGTCATATACCGTAACAAAACTTGAATCTACTTTTTGTGCTGTCGCATTTTTAAATGTGTTTGCCATCTAGTTCTCCTATCACCCAAGCGCAATGCTTAGTGCAACAGCGTCGTCTTGTGTCGCTGCTAAAGCTGCGTTTATTTTTAAATTCTTGTTTACGTTCCACGTATCATCCGTATTTGCGTATGTTAATGTTGCGTCTGTTCCGCTTCCAATCTCGACTGTAATCCCAGCTCCGTTGGAGGCTGCTGCATTTGCAGAACCCTTGGCGACAGTAATGTTCTTATCAGTCACATCCAAAGTAGCAGAATTTACTGTGGTTGTCGTACCATCTACTTGTAAACTTCCTTTAATTTGAACCGTGCCTGTGTTGTCACCCACTGCTGCTGGGTCAATAACGAATGTGGCTGGGCCTCTAAGCTCGCCACCAAGAGTTACGTTACTACCAAAAGCGTTTGTGATTCGAGCATCTGCTCTTGTGTTTGTAAAATATAGGTTTGTGCTTCCTTCTGGAAGATTGTCTGTGTCGTAAGATGTAATGAATAATACAAAAGCAGAACCATTGTAGACCTTCATCTGCGTTGCAGACGTATCGTACCAAAGGTCGCCCGTAGTCGGGCTCCCTGGAGCAGAACCTCCAATGAAGTAAGTGTTGGCAAATGAGTTTACGTCTGTGACGTTTGCTGCAACCGTGTTTACATTAGCGATTGAACCAGCGACTGTGTTGACGTTTGATATTGAACCAGCTGTTGTGTTTACGTTACTTATTGAGCCCGCCACTGTTGTGACGTTTGCATTGTTGGTTGCTACAGTAGTTACGTTTGATGCTATTCCAGCAACAGTTGTGACATTTGCGTGTATGTTTGATACGGCAGTTACGTCTGAGGATATTGATGCGACTGTGGCAATGTCGTTGTTTTGTGTGGCAATCGTGTTGCCCATAGCATTGCCGTGGACAGTACAGTAGTAAAGAAGACCTGATGATGGGGCGTTGCTTGGTACAGCAAAAACAACTGTTGCACCAGCCTGACCAGCAGTTCCGTTTACAGTTACGCCTGTTGTGTAAGAAGAGGAGCCGTTCTTAAATGCTAGTGGGTGTCCACTGTTAGTATTGTCGCTTACGTCGAATGTGTATGTAAAGCCACGGACAAGTGTTAGTGTTGGCTTGCTTGCGCCGTCTATATAAAACACACCACCAGCGACTGTAACCGCAAACGTCTGTGTGCCTGAAGATATTGTAGCGATACTGTTTACGTTTGCTATGTTATTGGCAACTGTAGTGACGTTGGAATCTATACCAGCGACACTATTAATGTTAGTTGAGTTTGCATTGACGGCATTAATGTTCGTGGCATTTGAGTTTACGGCAGATACCGCAGACGAGATTCCAGCTACGGTTGTAACATTTCCACTTATGCCAGCGACTGTTGTTACATTAGCGTTGTTCGTTGCGACTGTTGTTACATTGGCTTGTATTCCAGCCACTGTCGTTACGTTTGCGTTTATTCCAGCCACGGTGTTGACGTTAGCTATGTTTGTTGCCGTTGTGTTGACGTTCGCAATGTCTGTCGCAACGGTGTTGATGTTTGCAATGCCATTGGCAACAGTGACTACGTTTGTAGATGTCGCCCAGTATTTCGCTGAGTTTTCGCTTGTGTTGCCGACTGTGCCACTTGTTTTGATAGCCCAGTCCTTGGCAGAACCAGTGGTGGTGTCTACACCAGTTCCGCCAAGAGCATAAGCCTTCGAGGAGAACTCTGCGTTGTCTGCTGTGCCATCTGTTTTTGTTGCCCAGTCTTTTGCGTTACCGCTGCTTGCTGTGCCTGTTACACCTGTCCCTCCGATTGCCCAGGCTTTTGCACTGTACTCTGAGCCCGTAATGGCTCCGTTTACTTTTATGGCATAAGCTCTGGCTTCGGATACATCTACAATCTTTGTTGTATTACTGCTCGATGTAAAATTTGATTCGCTAGAAAATGTCTGTCCTGAAGTTAGTCCATGTACAATGTACACGTCTTTGATGCTGTCTGTTACTACGTCAAAGTTTTGATATGTTGTTGATGTGCTGAATGTACCTGTAACATTAAAAAATGTTGTGATGTCCTGATAGCCAGTAGATGCGTTGGCAAATTGCCCTACACGAACTTGTATCTTGTCTGTTGATGGGTCGAATCTAAATTCAAAGTTTGTGGAACGAAAAACGCCTGATGAGTCAAACAGGTCGGCAATCATATCAGGAAGCGTACGAGTACCTTGCTCGACGTTCTCCATGTATGTGTCTAAAATGTGTTCCCCTGTTTTAGAGGAACGGAATCGTATCTGTTCGCCTGTTGGTTGCGTTTGTGCCATTATTCGTAATACCCCAAATCTTTCATCAACTGTATTAGTTTTACTTTAGTAATCTTATACTTGTCGTCCTGACCAGCTTTTTCCAAACTCTCAACTTTTGTTTCCAGTTTTGTTATAAGGTCTTCCATGCTTGTCATTTTTTCTTTGATGGCTTTGTACTCCGATGTTCTTGTCTTATTCATTTCTTCAAGCTCTAATGCTAAAAGCCTGTCGTTCTCCTCCACTAAGTCAACTATCTTTTTGTCCGTAATGGAGGCTTTGAGTGCTTCTGCTTTGCTCATTGTGCTTGCCTCTCTCTTAATGGAATGAGGTTGCCCTTCTCAACTTCTTTCTGAACATTCTCATTCGGTTGTACTGATGCACCTCGCATCTTCTCCATAAGCTGCATTTGCTGTGATGGGCTTGGCCCTTCTTGCTGCATCTGTTCTTTTGGAATACGAAACCTGTCCATGTCTGTAATGCCCATAGCCCTGATAGCTTCTTCAGCAATCTGACCAGCATTGTACTCCATGTTAAGTCCTGTCTGTGCCATAATCTGCAACATGTTCATCCATGTCTCTGCGTTTCGTGTAGGTTCGAGAGGGAGTGTTCCGTCTATAACGAGGTAGTCTATGTCTCCTTGTAAATCTTTTTGCACGTCGTAATCGAGGTAGCCGTCTTCAACCATGTTGGATAATTGATTTGGCATCTCTCTTTCGTCTATTTTAACAGAACCGTCCATTGATAGACTATCCTGAATGTTTGATACCATCATCCGTACCATAGGTCGGATGGTGGTGGCTGACATAACACGGGCTAGAACTCCAAGACGTTGTGAACCTAGTTGTGTTAGACGCTGTATTTCTGTTGCCGTTCGGATGCCGTCTGATGTTGGCATACCCTGTTGTGCGTCGGATGCTGCTGATACTCTTTGCTTGAGTTCAGACATTGCTGCAATATCATTGAAGTGACCACGGGTTACATCTGGAACCTGTGCTATAAATACACCGTCCCCTGGTTTCGTCCCTGGCAAAGTTCTGACAACGCCCCAAGGATTCCTGTCTATAAGGTCAGGAACACTTACCTGTGTTGGGTCAACGAAGATAAGATTGTTGAGTGCTGCACTAATGTTGTCGATACGTGAACGCATTAAGTATGTAGCTATATCGTGCATTGGCAAGATAAGGTCATAGAGTGATTGACCATACGTCTTGTGCGAGTCTTGATATAGACCACCAATAACAGCTGGCATCTGTCTGCCGTATGGGTTGAGCTGGAATCGGATGACTACGTTCTCGTCTAGTATTGTAATGACTAAGAATATTTGGTCGATAGTCGGTATGTTTATTTCGTGACCAGATAAGCGTACCCACGACTCGTCTACCACTCGTGCGTCGCCAAGCGTGAAGTATGCGTGGTCGAATCTTTCTCTTTGGTTTGGTGCGGATGGGTCTATAGATAAACCTCTACCCTCTTCCCTATGAAACTGGTGTGCGTTCCAAGCGTTCTTTGGTGGAGAAATCTTGTGGCGTAAAGCTGGGAACATCTTTAGCTTTGGGTACATGCCACTGTATAGAAGAGAATTGAAGCTAACGTAGTCTGAGAAGACTATATATTGCATGTTGTCCCAGTCACCCCAGTTAACACGTGGGTCTGGGAAGCAGCGCCTTGGGTCGAAGTTAATCATGCGGTTTTGATTTGTGCTAGCATCCCATACAACTTTTGTAGGGGCAAAACCATAACGAATACTGTCAAGTAGAAGTTGTGCAAGACGTGCTTCACCAGCCGTTCTTCGCATCTGCTGATGCAATACTCTTTCCAGAATCATAGATGATTGTCTGGATTTTCTGTTAAGACCCTCAAGCTGAAACATTGGGTTTCTACCTGATAGCGCTGCCATCATGTAGGTGAGAACCGTATCGGCGATAGCTCTGGTATCGGCGATTACAGCTTTCTCTCTGAAATCTGTTGTGTTCGGTGGGACGTAAACATCGTGGGCTCTATCTGCCTCTTTCCAATGGTCGTACCTTTTTCTGATTTTAAAGTAAGACATATCGACCATAGACTTTACATAGTCTACGATTCGTCTTTCTTGCTCGTCTGACAATCGGTGTGATATGTCTTGGTAGTTGATTAAATCTTCTGCAAACTCAGAGAGGTCAACAACCACACCTTCATTCGGGCCTGATACATACTCAGCGTTTTTGTATCCAGAACCAGAATTTATTGTCGTTCTACTTTTTGGGCCACCTACACTCATAATTTAAACTATACTTTCTGTTATTAACTTGGTCGTCCTTAAAGACCCCAGCCTTTCCATTCATGTGCTTTTTTATCAATTCGTCTGGTTAGGGAATCTCCAAGAGCTTTTACGTTAGAGTTGTTCAATGACTGTGAAGCATCTGTGTGAAGGCTCCAAGCATCGGGCGAAATAGATGTTCTTGATAAAACATCAACAGCTATTGTCATAGCATCTACTTGGTCATCGTGGTTTCCTCCAGGGAATGTTACAGCTTCATCTATAAATGAATCTAACCATTCTGCCTGTTCTGGAATAAATATTCGTCCCCCTTCTATTAAAGGAAGGATAGCATTGACTCTAGCTACCTTGTCATGGACTACCTTGTAAGGAATTACAGACATACCACTTTCACGTTTTAGTTCTTGTAGTATGGATTGACCAGAGGCTTTGTCTTCTATGTACATGGCTCGGAGTCCCTTGCCTCGCCATCTGTTGTTTAAACGAACTAACATTTGCTTTAGTTCTGGAAAGTCGTACTTGCCTCGTATGATGTCTACTATATATATATCACCGTTTCTATCCATGCCAGCTACTACGGCTACACTGTAATCAGCTGTTTCTGTTTTCTTGAACGCTGTATCGACGCCGATAACTAGAGTTGTAAAACTTTCTGGTGATAGGTCTTTGGGGTATTTCTGCCACCATTCTGTCTTAATAATGTTACCACCTTCAATGTATGGGCGCTGTTGGTATAGAGATGCAAACTCTCTGGGGTTCAGACGCTCACGTCGCTTGAGGTCTTCAAGGCTAAAACGTTCGGGCCATAAAGATGCTTCGTCGTGAACATCTACTGTACGCTTCCCAGGGGCGAGTTTTGCTAGCTTCCCTGGTTCAATGTACCTAGAGTCGTCTTCGGGTAGCTCACGACGGCTTATCTTGCCACTACGGACTGTTTTTATTGCTTGGAAGTTAACATGTTTCCATCTTCCTTCTGCCCAGTCCTCTGTTTGCTGGAGGCGTCCAGCTAAGTCGTCGGGATGCCAGCGTGTCAGGATTACAATTTGTTTTGGTCTCGTACCGTTCTGTTCTGGCTGGAGACGTGTGGCTAGTGCTGATGTGTAATAGTTCCATGTTTTGTTGCGCTGGGTCATAGACTCGGCGTCCTCACGAGATTTTACTGGGTCGTCTACTATGAGAAGATTGGCGGGACGACCAGAGGTCGTACCCCCAATGCCAACTGCAAAGTATGCACCGTTATCTTCGGTACGCCAGACATCTGCTGCTCTGCTGTCTTGTGATAATTTGAAATCAGGAAAGGCTTGAGGTATTGCCTTGTCTTCTACTACCCCACGTATCTGTCTGCCAAAGTCTGTGGCGAGTTGTGAGTTGTAGGAACAAGACATGACGTAACGAGATGGGTTACGGGCCATGAAGTAGGAAGGAAAGAAGATTGTGCCAAAGGTTGATTTGGCGTGACGTGGTGGCATGGTGATAAGAAGGTTGTCTGCACCCAGCTCACCCTTTTCTAAGTTGTCTAGTACGTCTATGAGTTCTTCTTGGAAGTCTGCAAGCTCCCAATCAGGTTGCATAAGCTTTACGAAGCCACGGAATGATTCACTGGCGTCACGTAATCGCAGTAAATATCTCGCAACTTCCTGTTGCGTTGGTTTAACCAAGGCGTTTTCTCAGTAATTGGCTAGACTTTATTTCGTATTTGAGCCCAGAGTCTACGACTGTGTCTGCCATTACAGTAAATAGGTGGTCAATGACCGCTGCTTTACGTTTTTCTGGCGGAATGTTTTGCAAATTCGCTTGTTTCATAGCCGAAGCGAACTGTTCTAGCGTTATTCTGGACTGAA